GTTCAGGTCCTTGCAAGAGCTGAACGAGAAATCGAAGCGGAGAAGCAGCAGCCAGTGCCGTCAGCTTGGAAGGTGACTGCTCTTGAACAGCTACGAGATCGAGCTGAGGAGAACATTGCACGGTTCAAGGGTGGTGGGAGGATGGAGGAGTGGTTAGCCAATGCTGAGCGAGATAAGATCAGTTAATGGATCATCTCCTCATATGCTCTTGCGGGGAGGTGCTGGTAAAATCCCAGCAGGATGTGGTGAAGCTTCGCTCCAAGATTCTTCTTTTCCGCAACGGGAAAGCCTTCGCAGTTTGTAAGGGCTGCAACAAAGAGTACCCAGTTCCTGTGCAGCTAGATCAAGAGCTTATGAAATCGTTGAAGTCTTCTGCTACTCATCCTCGTCTTTTCGTTAGTAAATCCCACTAGATCAGATTTAGATCAAATTTATTGCCAAAGATTCTTGACATCATTCTACAGACTCAGTAGCTTGATGGGAGAAAGAATCAGATCATACTGAAAATTTAAGAAGGTCTCCAAAAAGGGAGATGGGTCAAAAGCCCAGTCTCCCTTTTCGCGTTTTAGGGTTTGATGTGACTATTGATCTTCTAAAAAGTGATGGGTTTGAGTTTTTCCTTCCGCTGGATATCAATCTCAGCAAGTCCCAGAAATTTGACATCCCCGACACCAAGAAGACAGACGGACACAGTCGAATTCTTTTTGGGGTTGCTTCCACTGAGGACACTGATCTGCAGAATGAGATTGTCTACCAGCGTGGGATAAATTTCAGTTACTTTCTTGCCCACGGTTACTACAACAACGACCACAAGCCTGGGTTTGAAAACAAGGTAGGGCAGCCCCTAGAAGCAAGAGTTACTCCAGAGGGTTTATGGACCAGGGGTTACCTTTGGGAGCCTGGTGTCCACAAGGTTGCAGACGCGATCTGGGAGCTTGCCAATGCTTTGATTGCTTCTGATTCTGACCGCAAACTTGGGTTTTCAATTCAGGGCAAGGTTGTTCGTCGAGATGGCAAACGAATCCTGAGTTGCTGGGTTCAAGACGTTGCCATCACAGCAGCTCCAATCAATACGAACACGTGGATTGATGTTGTGAAATCTCTCTCAGAAGTTCCAGCTGAGATGTGGTGTGATCACGATTCTGGATTGCTCATGCCAGAACAGACAGCAAAATCTGTTCCGTGTGTTTGCAAGAAACCATGTGGCATGTGTAAGTCCTTGGCTTCCTCTTTTCAAGATAAAGATATTGATCTCAGAAAACGAGAAGAGGAAGAAGAAGAGAAGGCTTTGTCAGCAGGATCAGAAGCTGGACGTGTTCTAACCCCTGAGAGTTTGGAAGGTGGTTTGGCAGACCAGCAATGGGGTCATACGAGTTCGACACATGAAAAAGTCAACAAGGGATTGTCCTTTGATGACTGTGTAGATCTGCTTCAAAAGGTTCGTGGATTCTCCAGAACTGAATCCATCACCCTGGCCGAGGCAGTTTTTACGATGAACCGAACCAACTAAGGAGATTGAAGATGCCCGAGACCATTACGCAGCAAGACTTCTTCAAGTCTCTGGGAAGGCTGGAGGCTCTCGCGAACGGTTCGGATCAGGAGCAGATGGATAAGTCGCAGATCTGCACTGGTCCAAACAGCGAAGTCACCAGCTGGGCCGGAGGTACGAAGGGGGACATTGGGGACAAGTGGGATGACAGCATTGGGGCAGATGGCACTGACTATGCTGGTGGTGCCAAGAAGATCAAGAAGGCCCGTGAGGAAATCGCGAAGAAGATTCTGAAGGGCATGCCCCTTGATCCCAACGAAGTGGCTCTCCTGAAGAGTGACTACGAGAGCAACTTCGCCAAGGGTGATGGCGGGGATGACAAGGGTAGCCTTGCCGGTCTGTTCGGCAAGAAGGATGACGACAAGGACGAGGACAAAGGCAAGAAGAAGGACAAGGGCAGGGACAAGAAGAAGGATGAGGAGGAGGACGAGGACGAGGACGAGGGTGGGGGTGGTGGACCTCCCATGCCGATGGGCAAAGAGGGTGGTGGACCTCCCATGATGCCCATGGGCAAGTCTTTTGCCGATGAAGTGCAGAGCAACGAGACCCTTCGCAAGGGGATTGAGGTCTCTGAGTTCCTGTCTGAGTTTGCCAAGTCCTTTGCTATTGGTCTGCATGGGATGGAGGCCAGGATCATGAATAACGTGATCGGCCAGGTTGTGGGTGCTCTGAACGAGTATGCGGGGACTCAGGCGGCTTTCAACAAGTCCTTGGCTGATGCCATCGTGAACATTGGCCATGGTGTTTCTGGGACCATCCAGCAAGCTGAGCAGATGGCTCAGGCTCCTGCTGGTCCTCCCAAGTCTCAGTTGCGAGCCATTCCGCAGAATGTGAATGTGCTCCAGAAGGGTCAGCAGCAGCAAGGCAATCAGCTGACCAAGGCTCAGATGCTGGATCGAATGGCAGATCTCGTGGAGAAGGGCAAATTGAATTCTCTCGAGGTCATCAAGTTCGAGAGCACGAATCAGTTGTCTCCGGCAACGGAAGACATCGTCATGAAGAGTTTCAACACTCAGGCGGGCTGATCCGCCGTTAACCTTGACGCAGGATCGATCTAATAGATTGATCTAAGGAGGAATCGAAATGTACGGACAGATTTCGCTGCGTCACTACGAAGGGCTGAACGGCTTCGGCTCCGCTCCTGCGATGGATGTTGCCGAGCTGCAAAAGGCCCTTGAAGCTGGTTATCAAGTAACTGCTCAAACGGGTGGTAGTGCTCTCCGTGTTGAGTCGCTTGAAGCCAGTTTGAAGGTAGTGACCTACACAAATCATCACATCAAATTCTGGAAGAAAATCCCGAAGAGCCCAGCCTACTCGACAGTTGAAGAATACAACCAACTGATCGATTACGGTCCTACGTCGTATGCGTTCACGCAGGAAGGTGAATTGCCTCCGTCTACGGATAGCAATTATGCGCGACGCACCCAACTCATCAAGTTCATGGGTACGACGCGGGAGGTTACCCACCCTGCGACGCTCGTTCATCCAGCTCATGGTGATGTGATTGCGCTCGAAAACCAGAATGGCATTCTCTGGCTTCTGGAGAGAACAGAGCAAGCTCTTTACACTGCTGATTCCAGTCTTGCTTTCGATGGTGAGGCTGAGCAGTGGGATGGTCTTGATGCTTTGATCGACGCTACTTCCTTTGTAGATCTGGAAGGCCAGCCTCTACAGGAAGCTGACATCGAAGAGGCTAGCAATCTGATCATCGAGCAGTACGGGTACCCAACAGATCTGTTCCTTGGTACTCGTAATCTGAGTGACCTAGTCAAGACAATGTACCCCCGTGAGCGAGTTGCTATGCCAGCTCCTGTCAATGGGGTCATTGGTCAATCAGTCATGTCGATGTCCACTCAGGCAGGAACTATCGAGTTCAACCCAAGTGTGTTCATTCGACAGCTTCCAGTTCCTCCATCGTCGCCAACGCATGCCAACGCTCCTGCGACTCCGCAGGCTGTTACGTTTGGTGCTATCGCTGGAACGGATGGTGATTTCAACAAGAATGCTGTGGCTGGAACGAGTGCATATGCCTATGTCTGCACGTCATGCAATCGTTTTGGTGAGTCTGCAATGTGCCCGGTTGTGGCAGCCAACCAGGACATCACACAGGGTGAGAAAGACCTGCTCAGGCACATCCCGTTGGTTCTAACCAACGCGGCAGTGGTGGGTGCGTTCCCTGTTGAGTACTATCGTGTGTATCGCACGGTAGCTATGGCTGCTGCTGGTGCTGTTCCGACTGCCGCAGCTTCGTACAGTCTCATCATGCAGGTTCCTGCTACTCTGCAGACTGCTGGTGGTGTGACTAACGTGAATGATGTGAACTTCCTACTTCCATTCACGAGTTTGGCCTACATGGGAGAGTTGACTCCGAATGTCATTACGTTCCGTCAGCTGGCCCCGATGATGAGGCTTGATCTTGCGGTACTCGCTCCTGCGTACCGCTGGATGATTCTGTTGTACGGTACACCAATTCTTTTCGCGGCTCGTAAGTGGTTGCGAATGATCAACATCGGTAGATTGACATAGGATGGACTAGTTTTGGCCTAGTAATGGGTACAATGGATATCCATTACTAGGCTTGACATGAGCTGCATTATTTGCGGTAAACCTACTAGACCTGGAACTGATATCTGTAGCTCAACGTGTGCGCTACAGAAGACTCCAGAACTTAGTAAAGAAGATAACGAAGAACCTGAAAATGATAAAAGGTCAAGAACAGTTCTATCTCTAACTCGTTCACTGGAAGAAGTGACGATGTTAAATAATACTAAGCTACAGGAGGTTCCGGTGGTTCAAGTTAAGCACAGGTGGATGAAAAATCGAAATCTTGTTTCCAATAGAACAGTTCTGTCATTTGATGATTGCGGAATTGCCAAGATGGCGAGATTAGGTTCTGTATTGGAGGATATCGGGGCACTTATGAAACGTTTTCCAGGGCAGATGACAATCTGTCGGGATGAGGAAAAGGTTGAGAAGGTTGAGGAGAAGCCTGTGGTTGTGGAGGAGAGGGTGGAAGAAGTGAAGGTAGAAGAAGTGAAGGTGGAAGAAGTGAAGGTAGAGGAGCCTATGGAGGAGGTGGAGGATTTGGTGGAGGAGTTTGTAAAGGAACTGAAGGTGGAGGATTTGATGGAGGTTGAGGATAAAGTTCTTCCTCCTATAATCAGAAAGAAGAAGCAACCTCTGCCCTACACAAAAACAAAAACCGAGAAATAAGGAGAAAATACAATGGCAACAATTAAGACGCAACCAGTTGTTGGTGATAGTGGGTCGCAGGAAATGGCCCAGTTGGTTCGTAGCTACAACAATCTTCTGGATGTAGTCGGTGACTTGATCACTGGCTTGAAAACTGTTGTTGATGAAGCGGCAACTAATACGCTTGCCGCAACAGCAGAGACAGCACTTCAAACCAATGTCTTCAAGATTCTTGAGCAACCACCGATTGCTCTTGGTAGGAAGATGAATACCTAC